GGGCTATAAAAATGAAATCACTCATTTTTTGCATTATTGCGTTTGCTACTTTTGGGGTAAATGCCGGTACGATTACGATGCAATGCGGAAATTACAAGTTTGAAGCTATTCCAGATGCCATGAATAAAATTAATGGGCAAACTGTGACATCTCAAAAAATTAAGATGCTAGGAGCCGATGAAACGGGCATTAAAATTGATATGGGGCTGATGCCTGCTAAAGATGGTAACAATTACGGCTTTCAGTATATCCATCATCCGGGAAGCAAAAGTAGATTTCTAAACGTCCAACTTCTACAGAACAGCATGGATGCACCGAAGCTGATTGGGTCGTTCCCGTGTAAGAAGGTTGCGGGTTAAATAAAGCCCACTGAGTTAAGTGGGCTTCTATTTACTTCTCAATAATCCTCATAATTATGTAACATATTGCTATTAATAGAAATATGTTCCGATAAGTCTTACGCTTAGAATGAGATTCCTCAACAGCGTTTAAGTCATCAGAGATACTCTCTTTTGAAGATTTGTTTTTAAACGATAGAAGATTAGATGAATGGGAAATTCCTGTTCCGGGGATACTTGTTGTTGCTTTCACTCCTTTTTTGCCAATATTAACTGTTGAACCTTTTCCTCCTATAGAGGTGCTTATACCGCTTTTGCTTATATTTATTGATAAGCCTGGAGCGATTTTTATTCTTTTTCTAAATCTAAACCCCATTATGTTTCCTTACTTACAGTAACAATGTGGTCTATTTAATATACACGTTATATAGATAAGTAAATCCTGACATTTGAACAGTAACCCGCATTATGCGGGTTTTGTGCTTTATGGAGCTTACAAAATGGCAATATCCAACCAGACTCGTAGCGGTGATCTGTCGGCAGTTCTTGACTCTCAAGGTGCCGATACGAGAGACCAGATCCGTGTCGCAATGCCCGGAATCATCCAGTCTTTCGATCCTGATACTGTCACTTGTGTAGTTCAGCCAGCAATTAGGGCTATTCGGCGCGATAACGATGGCAACACCGAGACAAAAGACTATCCACTGATCACTGACGTTCCCGTCGTGTTTCCTCGTGGCGGCGGCTGTACTCTTACATTCCCCATTAGCACTGGTGATGAATGCCTACTTATTTTCGCAGATCGCTGCATTGATTTCTGGTGGCAAAGCGGAGGTATACAGGAGCCGGTAGACGTTAGACAACATGACCTGTCTGATGCTTTTGCGATAGTTGGCCCACAATCTCAGGCACAGAAAATTAGCAATATCAGCACCAGTGCAGCACAGCTTCGATCTGACGACGGTTCGGCATTTGTTGAGGTGGCAACCGGTCATGATATTACCGTGAAAACTCCGGGCAAATTAACGGCCACTGCTGAAGGCGGCACTGAAATTACATCGCCAACTATAGTGTTTAATGGCGCTGTCACTATCAACGGTCCCTTAACTCAAGGTAAAGGCTCGGCTGGTGGTGGAGCTTCTATGCTTGGCCCTGTCGCGGTGACAAATGATGTTACTGCTGGTGGTAAGAGCCTAATGAAGCACACGCATGGTGGCGTTCAGACCGGCGGAGGAAATACAGGAGCACCTAACTGATGCGATATCGCAGAGAAGACCCAGAAGGGGATTATACATTTGGACAGGGTGACGGCACTTTTCTAGTGAATTCGCCGGAATGTGTTGCGCAGGCAGTGAAGACGCGCTTTGAACTATGGAAGGGGCAATGGTTCCTCGATACGACAGAAGGTACCCCTTATGTTCAATCAGTCCTTGGAAAACAGCGTGCGGACGTTTACACGCTAGCAATCCGTGATCGCATACGGCAAACCCCCGGTGTTCTTTCCATTCTATCATTTGACACGAATAACAACGGTACGACGCGGCGCGTTCAATTCACTTCAACCATCGACACCATCTATGGGCAAACGACAGTAACAAGCGAGGCATAAATGGCTTTGAACCTAGACACACTGGGGTTATCGGCAACGGTAACAGCTCAGGGGATCAGCGCACCTGATTATCAGACAATCCTCACCACGTTAACCGGCTACTTTCAGCAGATTTACGGCACCGACGCCTATTTGGATCCGGACAGTAAAGACGGGCAGATGGTGGCTCTGTATGCGCTGGGTATTCACGATGCTAATAACACGGCCATTGCGGTATATAACTCCTATTCACCCGCTACAGGGATAGGGCGGGCGCTTGGTAGCAACGTTAAAATTAACGGAATTACCCGCAAGATCGCGACGAACTCAACCGCTGATGTAATTATCTCCGGCGATATTGGAACGCCAATTGCTGCCGGTACAGTTCGAGATGCAAATGGGGCATTATGGGACTTGCCCGTTGATGTGAATATTCCTGGGTCAGGTACGGTCACAGTTACCGCTACATGTAGATTGGCTGGTCCTGTCGCGGCAATGGCTAACACCATCACGCAGATTGCTACTCCGAACAGAGGGTGGAAAACCGTAACAAATCCATTGGCGGCTAAAGTTGGCTCTCCTGGTGAAAATGACGCACAGTTGCGCCAGAGGCAATCACGGAGTACTGCACTACCATCAATGACCACCATTGATGGGTTAGACGGTACGCTACTGGATATTCCCGGCGTAACACGCGTACGTATTTACGAGAACGATGCTGATACCGTGGATGCTAATGGTCTGCCAGCACACTCTATCAGTTGCATTGTTGATGGGGGGGATACGACAACTATTGCTACGGTAATCTCTAAGAAAAAAGACCAGGGTACATCGACCTTCGGCACTACCACAGTGAATCTTGTGGGCAAATATGGCGAGCCAAAAGCGATTAAGTTTTCTCGCCCAATGGTGGTTGAAGCGTTTATCGAAATAGTCATCGCAACTTACCCTGGCTATACGTCACAAGTTGCCGAGGAAATGAAAGCGGAGATTTCGAAATATATAAATTCACTGCGCATAGGTGATGATGTTCTGTTAAGCCGTATTTATTCTCCCGCCAACCTTGGTGTAATGAGTGGTGGTGACAGTAAATATTATGATATTAACTCGCTGAAAATCGGTAAGAGTGCAGCAACAGTTGCCGCTTCAAATATAGATATCTTATTTAATGAGGCTGCTCATTCCAATATAGCCAACATCAAAATAACGCCAACGCCATGAGTAAATACACTGAACTGATAACGAACTATCACGCTATTAAACCGCTCTTCCAGCAACACATTGACCTGATAACCCGACCTTTCACTGACATCTCCGTTTTAACATCTGACATGCTTCGCAAGTTCGATCTGGGTTCTGCGCAGGGTGAGCAACTTGATATCGTTGGGTTGTGGGTAGGGCGAGACAGGAATGTGACCACGCCAATTTCCAATGTCTATTTCTCGTGGGATACGGACGGGCTTGGCTGGGACCAGGGAAACTGGCAGGGACCATATGATCCGGACTCAGGTTTTACCGTACTCAGCGATGATGTTTATCGATTGGTCTTAAAAGCGCAGATAGCGATTAACCAGTGGGATGGAACAGTAGGTGATCTTGATGATTTGCTTGATCAAGTATTTGAAGGGACCGGAATTGAGATGCAAATAATCGACAACATGGATATGTCGATAAGCATTAACGCAATTGCATTAAACGGTATTGCCAACACATCAGCAGAGTTAATTGAAGTAATTGAAGCTGGTGAATTAACAGTGAAAGCGGCTGGCGTCAGGGTTAAAAGCCTTGATGTTATCGATCCCGCACACCCACTGTTCGGATTTGATATTCAGGATACGGCGATTGCCGGATTTGATAATGGATACTGGAGGTAACAATGCCAACTAATGATATTAAACCTTTTGCCGCAGCCGGTGGAGCGAATGTATTAACTCAAGCGGAATACCTCGCACTGGCTGCACTGTCTACGGGTTTTTCTTCCGGAAAGGCCAAATCTAAAGAGGTGAACAAGGCGATTAGACAGGCAACATTTATTGCTTCAGCTCTGGCCCAGTTTATCTGCGACAAGAGCGGCAGTGACGTGCTTGATGACGGTAACGTAGCAGGCCTGGTAACAAATCTACTTTCCGCAATGAATAAGACATCGCAACCGCTCGACGCCACCCTGACCGCATTAGCTGGCTTAGTAGGTGCAGCCAATAAACTCCCGTACTTCAATGGTGCTGATACCGCAACTCTGACTGACCTGACATCTGTCGGCCGAGATATCATTGGCAAGGCTGATGTTGCTGCTGTTCTCACATACCTTGGCTTGGGGGAAGGCTCTGCATTGCCTGTTGGTGTACCTGTTCCGTGGCCTTCAGCCACACCGCCAACAGGCTGGATTAAATGCAACGGTGCACCTTTTTATGCTAAAGAATACCCTGAGCTGGCAAAAGTTTATCCAGCGTTAAAATTGCCTGATTTGCGCGGTGAATTTATCCGTGGCTGGGATGATGGGCGCGGGGTTGATACGGGGCGCGGAATTCTGTCTGCTCAGGGGGATGCTATTAGAAATATTACAGGCTGGTTTGGTGCGCACGCCACAGTGGTGGCTAAACCTCCGTTTGTTAAATTTTCTGCGCCGGAAATAGCAGAAAATGTCGGGGTTGGAGGGGGGAGTACGCGAGACGCTGTCAAACTTGATTTATCGTTATCGGTCCCCACGGCAAGCGAAAACCGCCCACGCAGTATCGCATTTAACTATATCGTGAGGGCTGCATAATGACACAGGCAAAATTAAACAGTGAATTTATTGCCACAGTAGCGGGTGATATTACCGTCTATAACTATGACAACACGACACGGGAATACATTTCATCATCAACAGAATATCTTGCCGTTGGCGTCGGTATCCCGGCATGTTCTTGTTTAGATGCACCAGTTACACATAAAGCTGGTTATGCAATCTGCCGTTCTGCAGATTTTAACTCATGGGAATATGTGCCAGACCATCGCGGTGAAATCATCTATAGTACCGAAACAGGAGAATCGAAAGAAATCACAGCTCTGGGTGATTACCCTGAAAATACAACCACTATCGCCCCGTTAACGCCATTCGATAAATGGGATGGTGAGAAATGGGTGACGGATACCGAGGCACAGCATAGTGCCGCAGTAGAAGCGGCAGAAGCACAGCGCCAGTCACTGATTGATGCTGCAATGGCTTCCATCAGTCTGATTCAGCTGAAATTACAGGCCGGACGGAAGCTGACGCAGGCAGAAACAACCCGTCTAAACGCTGTGCTTGATTACATTGACGCGGTGACGGCAACAGATACCAGCACCGCGCCGGATGTCATCTGGCCTGAACTGCCGGAGGCGTAGGCCATTCAATATCGGGTGCTGTTGAAGTATCAACACGCATCAGCAGCACACGGTATTTCTTCCATTCGGTGAGAGTTGAAGTTTCTTCATCAGTTGCGATATCAGCATCAACAGCATCCTGACGCCAGGATATTTCACTGTCAGCTTTTTCCCGTAATTGGGATTTTTTAACTTCAGCAATAGCTATTAATTCCTTTTTGGTCGGCTGAGGAATATCTATCAGTGCTGGTTTTCCATTCAGTGTTCCAATCTGTTTTCCTGGTGGAATATCCGTAAATAACTTTTTATGTTCTTCCTCACTGACTATTACACCATCATCAGGCCACAGACCTGATGCCTCAAATTTTTCTTTCTCCGATATGGGGAAAAAGCCATTTGCTTTAGCGCTCCATACGTACATATCAATACCCCACCGCTATAATGTCCACATTAAATCCCCCGGGACCTGCCTGCCAGATGCTGGCCCCTGTTAATGATTTTGTTTGATTAAAAACCGCCACATTTGCTGGCGATTTTGTTTCAGTTGTTACAGTACCGATATCATTCCAGTTAATTGAGATGGAATATTTCGTTGTTGTAAACGACCGGGGGAAAGTTATGTGTCTTACATTGGTGCCAACAGGAAATCCAAGATAAACACGCTGAATTATCATTCCTCCAGGTAACATAACCCAGTTAGCACCTTCTCCAAAACCAAGGTTTTTGGAAAAGCAGTTACACATAGCGAAATCTGTAAAAATCCTCCCACCGCAACATAGAGGAGGAGAATTGATGGCCGTCATTGGTTATATCCGCGTATCAACAATCGACCAGAACAGCGATTTACAGCGTAATGCACTCACAAGCGCAAACTGTGACCGCATTTTTGAAGACCGTATGAGCGGAAAAGTTGCCAGCCGTCCCGGTCTGAAACGCGCTTTAAAGTGCGTTAATAGCGGAGACACCCTGGTCGTGTGGAAACTGGACAGGCTGGGGCGCAGCGTTAAGAACCTGATCGCACTGATATCAGAGTTACATGAACGCGGTGCCCACTTCCGCTCTTTAACAGACAGTATTGATACCAGCACTGCCATGGGGCGTTTCTTTTTTCATGTGATGTCGGCACTGGCGGAGATGGAACGTGAGCTGATCGTCGAACGAACACTTGCCGGGTTGGCAGCAGCCAGAGCACAGGGACGCATAGGTGGAAGGCCCAACGCATTAAAGCCGCATGAGCGAGAGCAGATTGGTCGGCTATTGACTAAGGGGCATACCCGCCAGCAGCTGGCTATTATCTACGGGGTGGGGTTATCGACACTGTACCGGTATTTTCCGGTAGATGGTCAGAGGAAGGATGACGCGGTAGGATTGTAA